CACTTGTGCTAATATTGTTGTTTGTGTTTACGCTAGTGCTAATATTGTTGTTTGTATTGACAGCTGTACTGGTATTAACATTGTTATTAGTAGACACGTTGTTATTATTATTTGTATTAACAGCAGTACTTGTACTAGTGTTTATATTAGTATTCAGATTAGTACTATCATTGGTACTGGTGTTTATATTAGTATTCTGATTTGTGCTGTCACTAATACTTACATTGTTATTATTGTTATTGTTAGTCGCGGTACTGGTAGAAGTGTTTATGTTAGTATTTAAATTAGTACTGTCACTAGTATTAATATTGGTATTCAAATTAGTACTGTCACTAGTGCTAGTGTTTACATTGGTATTCAGATTTGTACTGTCACTGGTACTAGTGTTTATATTAGTGGTAGTACTGTCACTAGTGCTAGTGCTAGTGTTTACATTGGTATTGGTATTATCACTAGTAATAACATTGTTGTTTGTGTTATCACTAGTGGTATTTGTGGTAGTGGTACTCGTGGTATTGATATTTGTAGTATCTTGAGCAAATACTGTAGAGGTCATCAAAATCATAACAAAAGGGATAAGATTTTTCATCATATTCTCTTGTTGGGGTACTATGGGAACAGTGCGTATATTTATAAGTAGTTGAATATTAACGACATTAAAAGTGAAAATAATGCTTGACATCCTCTAAGAATACTTGTATAATAGACATGTATTGTAAATATTAGTATTATATTAAGGAGAGAACCATATGTTTATTGATCTGTCTGCTTTTAACAAAAGTAAAAAAACAAAGTCTAAAAAAACAAAAGGGCCAGTGTATCAAAAGTATACACCTCCTGCTTTTAAACCTTATCAACCAGCTCCCAATCCGTATTATTCAAATACTTCACAATACGCTAGTGTTACTACTACGGGTCCTATTAATACCTCTAAACCCGAACGTAAAGAATATACTGGTACTCTTGTAGTCGGAATTGCAACTATGCATAAATCTAATGCTGTCCCGATTATAAATCAAGAACAAGCAGAAGAAATTTCAAGAATGCGCCGTGGATAAACAATAATAACACGATTCAGAGAATAATCAAGTAATAAATAAAAGTATGGGACAAATAATTTACTTAAAAGAAAAAATAAAAAAACCAGAAGATAAAATTCTAGGATATAGAATATCCTTTTACACTGATGACGAAATAGAAATAACTCTGTTGTCTTTGAATATGTTTGGTTTTGATCAACGAAGGTATACAATAGAGTTACTTAAAGAATTAAATCCATTGTATATTAAATCGTGTCTTAAAAAACTAAGAGAAAGCCCGTTGATATCTAGTTTAGGAAAAAAGGCAATAAATACTATTATTAATAATATAGAAGAATTGAAACATGCCGACATATAGTTTTATAAATGATGATACAGGTGAGATTGAAGACAAAATTATGTCATGGAATGCAAGAGAAGAATACCTCAAAAATAATCCGCAATTAAAGTCAATTATCACAAGTGCACCTGGATTGATAGCTAAATCCGGTGATCGAACCAAACCCCCAGCGGGATTCAAAGAAGTATTGTCTAAAATAGCAGACGCAAATCCAAATAGTTCTTTGGCAAATGATTATGGAAAAAAAGACCACACATCTGTAAAAGTAAGGGAGGCAGTGCAAAAAGTAAAAAGCAAAATGTTTGAAGGTGAGTAATTTTTTTATTATGATTTTTAATCAATCTACTCACAATAAGGAAGATAAAAATGGCAAAAAAAAATCTAGAATTGGTGTTTGATGATAAAATTAGAAATTCAAACTTACAACTTAGATTCGATGACTTAATAAAGGTTAATGCTAAAACAGAAAATCAAGGACAGTTTTTTGCCCAATACAGACACAAACCGGCATTCTTACTACATGGATGCGCTGGTACAGGTAAAACATTTATAGCTCTTTACAAAGCAATAGAAGAAGTTTTGCAAAAGGGTTCAATTCGTGATAATGTAATACTTGTGAGATCCGCAGTTCCTTCCAGAGAAATTGGTTATCTTCCAGGTGATCAAGATGAAAAAACAGAGGTTTATAGTGCGCCTTATCAATCAATGTGTTCACAATTTTTTCCCAACAAACAAGAGCCATACAAAAGACTAATAGATAGTGGATATGTTTCTTTCATGTCAACTTCATTTGTGAGAGGTATTACTTTAGATAATAGTATTGTTATCGTAGATGAGTGTCAAAATTTAAATGACATGGAAATAAATTCTATAATGACTCGCGTTGGTGTTAATACTAAAATTATTTTCTGTGGAGATTTTAGACAAACGGATCTTTACAAAAGAAATGACTTGTCTGGTCTTAAAAAATTCATGATGACAATCGAAAGCATGCCTTCGTTTAGTCTGATAGAATTTGGAGTGGAAGATATTGTAAGGTCAGAACTTGTTCGTGAATATATAATTGCCAGATTAAATCACGAAGAACAATATGGCTATAGCATAAGTAGTTGATTTATAAAGAAAATATTTTGATAACATAATCAAGTACTTATAGGCATTTATGTAAGTACTTGATTTCCCAACAAAAAATAAATTTGAAATACTTGAAATAATGCTTGACTTTTTCAGAAAACTACTGTATAATATACTTATAAACTGAGAAATTAAGGTGAAAAGAGATGTGGAATCTAGAAGGTATGCAAGTTAAGGGTCGTTACATGGATGAGGTTGTTGTCCGCGGGCAGGTACTTAGCAGTAGAGTAGCATACGGCGGAGAAGTTCATCATACTGTTAAACTAGACAAAGGGTTTACTTTGTTCGGTGGAGCAGTTCAGCGTGAAGCAGGCGATAATATCATTATTGAAAACAAATATATTACACAGGTGAAAGATTAATGCTATTACTAAGTAATGGTTATGTTCATCGTATTTTTAGCTGCCACTTAGAATTATTTGATTTTATTGGTGCTGAATTATTTGAATCTCTTATGAGTGATACTCACTCTCAATACACTTTAAGTTTTTATTAATTATTTTTACACACCCTTAGCTCAGTTGGATAGAGCATCGGATTTCTAATCCGATGGTCGGTGGTTCGAATCCACCAGGGTGTACCAATTTAGCCCGAGTGATGAAATGGTATACATAGAAGACTTAAAATCTTCCGTCTAAAGACATGCCGGTTCGAGTCCGGCCTCGGGCACCATCATCAGATAAAGAAATATGTTTAACAAAATACAAATTAATTTAGAAAAACCAGAAGCTGAAGTTACCGAACACGGTAGATTTTATCGCACACCAAGCGGTAATTTATACCCATCGGTTACTACTCTTATGTCCTATAAGTCAAAAGATTCAATCAATGCTTGGAGAGAATCAGTTGGTGAAAAAGAAGCCAATAGGATTAGTAATCAAGCAGCAACAAGAGGTACTAAAATACATAATTTATGTGAACAGGTACTTTTAAACCAAGAGATTGATACAACCAATCTTAGTCTGTTAGATAAACAGATGTGGGATCAGTTTCGCCCACACCTTGACAGCATCAATAATATACATGCAATAGAAGATCCATTATTCAGCGATCATTTGCGCCTAGCAGGTCGCGTAGATTGTATTGCTGAATGGAATGGAAAGTTATCAGTCATTGACTTTAAAACCTCTCGTAAAGAGAAGAGAAAAGAATGGATTGAAAGTTACTTCATGCAATGTACTGCATATGCCATTATGTTTGAAGAAATGACAGGAATACCTGTTCCGCAAATAGTAGTTGCTATTTCAGTAGAAGGTGATGAACCTCAAATCTATGTAGAGAGGCGTGACAATTATGCCAAACAACTTTTAGAACTGCGTTTAGAATATGAACGATTTTCAAAACTAATGTATTGACTTTAATTTTAAATACTATATAATATAAATATATATTCAAATAGGAGTTTGTATGAAAAAGTTTATACTTTTAACAGCAACACTGTTAGCAGGTTGTTATAACGATGAGCCTGAAATAACACTAGAATATGAAGATATGTTTCATTATAATGTTAATGATCTTGGAAAGATTACATATGAAGAAGTTGAGTGTTTAGCAAAAAATATTTATTTTGAAGGTCGTGGAGAAAGCCTACAAGGGCAAATAGCAATAGCTCATGTTACTTTAAATAGACAAAAAGATAAAAGATTTGAAGATAGTATATGTGATGTTGTTTATCAAGGTCCATTAGACAACAAAACAAACCCATTAAGAAATCAGTGTCAATTTAGTTGGTGGTGTGATGGTAAAAGTGACGTTCCTAGAGACCTTTGGTCTTGGGGTAGATCAATGACTGTTGCTGTTAAAGTGTTAGAAGGCGAATACAAAGATCCAACAAACGGTGCATTGTGGTTTCATAGTACAGAGGTAAATCCTGACTGGAAATTTGTAACATATAATGTTGGGAAAATTGATAATCATATATTTTATAGATAATGGAGAACTTTTTTGTTATACCAAATAGAGAATGATTTTATGGTTGATTCGGAAAAAGTAACAGATACTTTTTTAATAACAAAAAAATTTAGATCACCTTCTGAATTTTCTTATTTTATAGAAAGCACATCTAGAAAAACAAAGACATCTTGTATAGATATATTAATTAATTTTTGTATTGAAAATGAAATCGAATCAGAAAGTATTGCTAAACTTATTAATGCAAGTTTAAAGGAAAAATTAGAGTCTGAAGCACAGGAATTAAATTTGCTTAAAACTAAATCTTCTAAATTACCTTTTTAATATGACTGCATTTGAAGTATACAAGCTATATACAGCATTGCGTTTACATTTTACATATGCAAAGTATGATATAACAGTAACTAAAGGTCGCATGGCAAATCTCCGAGATGCCTTTGATAGAAAACGTGATACGAAATACATGTATAAATTAGCAAGTGAATATTCTAGAAAAGAAGTAATAGACATTTTAGTTGCTAATTTTATTACGGGCGATCCCACTGCAAATATTTACACTGGAAACTTTGTAGATAATTACAAAAAGTTGTTGACAAACAGAAAGAGAATGTTGTATAATTTGGATACAGACTTAGATAATATCTTATTCAGGATGGAAAAAGAAAAGATTAAGTCTGCGTGTAAGGAAGGGCAACACCCGCTAATCTTCAGAATGTACATGGGTGGGGATATACATTTGGAATCACTTGTTATTATGGAAAAACTATATCCTTATGTTGAAGATTATAAAACTGATTTTGTATTAGAACACTTGTGCTTGCTAATTACAAAATATAAACCGTTTGTTAGGTTTGATAAAAATATTGTTGTACAGAAATATACAGGTAAAATGTTGCAATGTCTAAGTCAGTAAGGAAAGTCCCCGAAGAAAAGAAAATTCATCGGGTTGTTAAGAGTTACCCTGTGAAAGAAATTGATCAGGTTTTAAAACGTATAAATAATTTTGAGGATCTAGAGAATATTGATCTAGATGAAGTCTTTGAAAATTATTATAATACAACAACAATACATCGCTAATATAACGCAAATACGGAGAAATTTATGGCTTTTAATTCCCTTTCAGACCTTCGCAAGAGTCGTGGCAATTTTGATTCATTGATGAAGGAAGTTGAAAAACTTGATGCCCCGCAAGGCAAAGATGATTTAAATGTATGGAAACCTACAGTAGACCAAGCAGGTAACGGATATGCTATTATTCGATTCTTGCCTGCACCTCA